GTCATCGCCTCGTAGCCAGAGGCAGCATCTAGCTCCCCTTCATAAACAATGATGCGTTTACCGCTACTAGGAAATAAATGCTGACCAAAGAGAGTATCAGTACTGTTCCCTTCATAATAAAAGTCTTTTTGCTTAGTCTTTACTTTTGCTCCCTGAAGTATTCCGTCGCTTGTGAAATAATGGAAGCGTAAAAGTTCTCCGTCTCTAAATATCTTATAAAACTGGTTGGTTTTCTGAGATATTCCTCGTTTTTGCAGCCGTACAGCTGATCCTTTGAGTTGTACATTAGTGGACATTGCGTGATTGTGAGATAATTCCTCATTCCCAGAGGTACGGGTGTGGCATACAAAACAGAATGTGTGACCATCGGAGTATTCGCTATTAGCGTCCGATGATCCACAGTTAGGGCAGGGTGTATGCCTGACAAATTCGCTCTCTATGTGAGCCATTCTATTGGTATGTTATGGAATGAAGTCCAAGGTATTTTATGGCGATCACACCATTTGGCATACGTTGTCTTAGACTTCTTTGATATTTTATTATAAGGTGCTTGAAACACCATTCTTATATCTAAATCTGGGTTCTGTTCGCACACATTTTTGATTTTACGCCTATCGGGTGCGTCCCAATAACCCTTACATTCTAATATAATCCCATTAGGGAGTACAAAGTCAGGGCAGTAGTGGTGTTGGATCTGATAAGAGATCTTATGTGTTTCATATTCATAGGTAACACCTAATCCTGTTAGTAAATTAGCAACATCTTTTTCTAAGCCTGATCTAAACTTAGAAGTCATCATCCTCTACTGAACAGGGAGTTGTATCAGCTGATACGTTTGGTTCTTCAGCTTTGAATCCCTTAGTCTTTCCAAATAACTCAGCTACTTCTGACTCATCTAAGTCTCCAGTATCAACACCTGCACCTCCTTTAATAGTTACTATCTGTACTCCAGATAACTTTAAAGATGTGCCATATGAGATACCGTCTCTGAGTAGATAAGGCTTTTGTACAAATCCAAGTTTGACAGTACTTCCTGCATAGATAGGAGTATCAGGGTCACTAAGAGGAGTACCTTCTGTATCGACCACTGGGGGTCGTGTTTCCTCCTTCCAGGAGAATTTAATAACGTATTTTCCATCGCTAACTTCCTCCCAAGGCTCTGGCTTTAGAGATGATCTCTTAGGGTTCTTGAGCTTAGACTCAGCCCACTTAAGACAATCAACTCTTTCTTCTTCTAATTGATCAATCAAGTCTTTACCTACTATAGCTCTCAAGCTATAACCGTATTGACTCGGCTTCATTATTGCCTGATATCCTTCTAAAACAACTGGCTCAGGGGTGACGTGGATATTTCTCATTACTTAGAAGCCTCGCTAGGTGTAAGTGCTTTAAGCTCCTTAGCGATTGACTCTTTATATTCA